CGCCAGAGTCATTACAGGGCAGGGATTTAGATATTGAGTATGTATCACCTCTAGCACGCGCACAAAAATCAAGCAGTCTTAACAGCACAATGAAAGCACTAGAGATATTGTTGCCATTGTCACAAAGTCTGCCTGTTGGCGATCATCTCAATCCAGATGGCTTGGTCAATCATATTGTTGATACGCTAGGCGTGCCAAAAGAGGTGTTGTTCCCACAATCGCAGGTTGAGCAAACAAGACAGCAGCGTGCGGCTATGGAAGCAGAACAGATGCAACGACAGCAAGAATCTGAGGACATATCCAATGCAGGGCAAGCTGCGCAAGCTGTGCGGATGATTAGCAAATGAACGAAGAGATGAGCAAGCTACGTCAGATGTACCTTGATACATTTAGCACAGAAGCTGGAAAGAAGGTTTTGAAGGATCTTGAGAAGCGTTGTAACTACAATGTCTCAAGTTTTGTGGCTGGAGATACTAACGCCACATCATACGAAGAGGGTAAGCGCACTGTTTATCTTCACATTCACAACATGATGAAAGAGGAATAAATGTCAGAACAAGTAGCTGAACAGGTAGCCCAACCTGATGTTGCCGCGCTGGAAACCCCGGCAGAGGTAGCGCAAGGCGGGTCTGGTAACGACTTCTTGAGTTTGGTTCCAGAAGAGTTAAGAGATCACCCTAGTCTTTCGCCGATAAAGGATGTGCCAAACCTTGCACGCTCTTATGTCAATGCGCAAAGACTGATTGGTACAGATAAGTTACCATTGCCAGCAAACCCAACAGATGAGGATTTGGACAATATCTATTCTCGTTTGGGTAGGCCAGAAAGCCCAGATGAGTATGGCATACAGGCAGATGGGAATATTCTTACAGAGGATGCGACTGCAAGATTTAAAGAGATTGCACATGCCCTGCGCTTTACCCCAGATCAAGCAACAGGCATTTTAAACTACTATCTATCAGAAGCATCAAACTCTGCTGAAGGTATGCAGGTAGCAGTGCAAGAACAAGCAAAGCAAACAGAGGCTGAGTTACGTCAAGAATGGGGCGCAGCATATGACAGCAAGCTACAGGCGGCACAGTCTGCTATCACTGAGTTTAGTGGTGACGACATCCTTGGTATGGATTTGGCAGATGGCACAAAGGTAGGTAATCACCCAGCTTTTGTAAAAGTATTCTCAGCCATTGCTGATTTTAAAAAGATGGCAACAAGTGAGGACTCAATTAGTGAGCCAGCTACTGCAAGCGTAATGACGCGCCAGCAAGCACAAACAGAAGTTGACGCTATCATGCGTTCACCTGAGTACACGGACAGGAAAAATGTTGTTGCGCGTCAACGTGCAATAGATCGTGTCGCAGAACTGATGGGTATGATACATGACTGATGAAGAGAAGATTGACCTGCGTTTAGAGTGTTTGCGGATTGCCATTGAGTTTGGCACGCAACGTGATATGATGGAACCCGATCAACTTGCAGAAAAGTATTACAAGTGGGTCGTACAGGGTAGCGATAACCTTCGTCCTGTTGACAATTCGGAAAGACGAAAGCCAGATGCTGGCAAAAAAGCTAGGAGTGTCCGAAAGGGTAGCACGCCGCAATTAGTGTAAATGTCAACGTGGAACAGGAGGTAGGCTAATGTCTACTCAAGTAACTACGGCATTTGTGCAACAGTACTCTGCTAATGTGCAGATGCTATCACAGCAGAAGGGTTCCCGACTGCGTGATGCGGTGCGAATTGAGAATATTGTTGGTAAAAATGCCTTCATAGACCAAATCGGAGTTGCGACTGCTGCCTTGCGCACAAGCCGTCATGCCGATACACCACAGATGGACACACCTCATGCGAGGCGGCGTCTTTCCCTAGCGGATTATGAGTATGCAGATCTGGTTGATGACCAGGACAAAGTGCGTATGCTTATTGATCCAACATCATCTTATGCACAAGCGGCTGCTGCTGCTATGGGTCGTGCAATGGACGATGTAGTTATCACTGCCGCTACAGGCACAGCCTCTACTGGTGAGACTGGATCTGGCAGTGCAACACTGGATTCAACAGCAAACACTGTTGGCTCATCCTCATCAAATGATGGTCTGACTATCGCCAAGCTCACAGAAGCAAAGCGTAAGATGGATCTGAATGATGTTGACCCATCAATCCCACGCTACATCGCTGTAGGACCAAAGCAGATTGAAGATTTGCTTGGAACAACACAGGTAACTAGCTCGGATTTCAACACAGTCAAAGCTCTTGTTCAAGGTGATGTGGATACCTTTATGGGATTCCAATTCATTATGACCAACAGGTTGTCTGTAGACAGCAACGACATCAGAAAATGCTTTGCATGGGCTGAAGATGGTTTGACTCTTGGCATCGGTAAAGATGTTAGCGCACGCATTGATGAGCGTGCCGACAAGGGGTATGCAACCCAAGTGTACTATTGTATGAGCATCGGTGCGGTGCGCATGGAAGAGTCTAAGGTTGTTCAAATCTTTTGTGATGAAACCCCAGACTAAGAGAGGAGTAGAAAATGGCTAATGTAAGTACGACTCTCGTATCCAACATGCTGGCTCTGCCTCAGGTGGCATCACCATCTAGGACTCTGCATGGCACGAAACGAGTTGCAATGGGAACAATCGCACTGGCTGCTGGAGATCTTTCAGCAACAGACACAGTGATGCTTGCGCCCATTCCCTCAAACGCAGGAATTGTGAGCATCAAACTTTTCAATGATGATCTTGATTCTGGCACAACCAACACTTGCGATGTTGGCATTTATTCAGAAAGTGACGGCACTTTTACCGCGCTTGATGATGATGCCTACGCATCTGCTATCACAGACCTACGCGGTGCTGTGGGTGGTGTTGGCACAGACGTTACGTTTGAAGCGCGTAACATCAACACCCTTGGTCAAAGAATTTGGGAAGATGCAGGACAGTCATCCGATCCAGGTGGCTATCTGTTTATCGGCCTTTTGTTTGACGCAGCAGGTGACACGGCAGGTGATCTTTCGTTTTCGATTGAGTACATTGTCAACTAAATAACAGAGGGGGCGGCAACGCCCCTTCTTCTCTGGAGGGTGACATGCCATCAGTTGTGGATATTTGTAACGAGGCAATGGATTTGCTGGGTGCCGCCACTATATCTGCCCTCACGGAAAACTCCAAAGAAGCAAGATTGTGTAACCGCAGATTTGAAACTGTAAGAGATTCCGTTCTGCGTGCGCATCCTTGGAACTGCGCAATAACTAGGGCAACACTTGCACAGAACAGTGATGCACCAGCGTTTGGTTTCAACTTCCAATATAATCTGCCTACAGACCCATTTTGTCTGCGCGTGTTATCCTTTTGGAATACAAACGTAGACAACGAGCTATCCGCGTATGATAGCAACATAATGTTTAAGATTGAGGGACGCAGAGTTCTTAGCAACGAAAGCACCTGCAAAATTATCTATATATCTAGGGTAACTGACCCAGAACAGTTTGATAGCCTACTGTCATCCACAATAGCGCATCGTTTAGCATCTGAGACTGCTTATGCAATCACAGGCAGCAACAGTGTAGCGCAGGGCATGGTTGCGCTGTATGACGCACGGCTGAAAGAAGCGCGTAGCATGGACGCTATGGAAGGGTTTCCAGACCAAATACAGGCAGATGAATTTATAAATATAAGGTTCTAGTATGGCGCGTGTATCAACGATTATAACGAACTTTCGCGCTGGAGAGTTTTCGCCAAGGCTTGAGGGTCGTATTGATCTAGCCAAATACAACGAGGCGGCAAAAGAACTTACCAACATGATAAGTTTTCCACAGGGCGGTATAACTAGGCGTCCTGGTTCATACTATGCTGGCGCTTCTAAGTCAGGCGGCAAAGTGCGCCTTGTAAACTTTGAGTTTAGTGACGAGCAAGCATATGTGTTGGAGTTTGGTGAGAACTACATACGCTTTTTTAAAGATGCTGGCATACTTACAGAGGCTGTAAAGACTATAACCGCGATTACACAAGCTAACCCAGCGGTTGTAACATCAAGCTCTCATGGTTTTTCCAACGGTGACAAGGTTTTTGTAACCAGCGTTGTTGGTATGACAGAGCTTAACAACACAGAGTTTACTGTAGCTGGCGCAACAACAAACACGTTTCAGCTTTCTGGCATAAACAGCAGTGCGTTTACAGCTTATGATTCTGCTGGCACGGCAGGTAAAATAGTAGAAGTTACAACGACTTACACAGAAGCACAGGTGTTTGAGCTAAACCATGTGCAGTCTGCTGATGTGTTGTTTCTTGCACACAAAGACCATGAGCCAGCAAAGCTAACCAGAACAACGGCAACAAGTTTTACGCTTTCTGACATAGAGTTTATTGATGGCCCATATGAGGATGAAAACTCTACAACCACAACTATAACATCAGATGCAAACACTGGCACGGTAACACTCACGGCATCTGCCGACTTGTTTGATGCAACTAAAGATGTTGGTTCTGTGTTTCGCTTTCGTGATGTGATTGAGGTGTCTCACCCAGCGTGGGCTACTGGCGATTCATACTCACAGAATGACATCGTGCATCACAATGGTAATGTTTATAAGAAAACAGACGCTGGCACGAATGAGTCAACTGGCGCACAGGCTCCTGTGCATCTGTCAGGATCAGAGGTTTACGGCAATCACACATGGCAGTTTCAGCACAACGGCACTGGCTTTGTAAAAATAACCGCTGTAGCTAACGCAACTACCGCAACAGCTATAGTACAGAACAGCGGCACAAACAGCGTGATAGACAACCTTGTTCTGCCTAAAAGCGCAACAGATGGCACAGCTAAATGGTCAAGGGGTGCGTTCAGCGTTAGAAATGGCTTTCCTCGCGCTGTGGCGTTCTATGAGCAGCGTTTGTACTATGCTGGCACCACTGCCCAGCCACAGACCATCTTTGGCTCTGTAAGCGCGGATTTTGAGAACCATACTCCAGGCACTACAGATGATGCAGCTATCAACGTAACCATTGCATCAGGTCAGGTAAACGTCATCAAGCATTTGTTGCCAGCGCGTTTTTTGCAGATACTTACCACAAGCTCTGAGTTTACCCTGTCTGGCGGTGCTGGCAGTGAGCCTGTCACACCTACAAACGT